ATATTTTTCAACGTAATAAAGATGCATCTGGTAATTTAGTTAAACTTAAAACTGATGAATTACTCAACCTTCAAGAAAAAGAAACTGAATATTTAAACATTACTTATGGTGATACTAGAGATAAATTAATTGATAATGCTGTTAAACGAGAAGTTGCTTTACTAGATGATAAATTTACCAAAGGATTAATCAGTCAAGAAGATTATACTGCTAAACGCATAGATATTGATAATAAGGGTTATGACAATTTAACTAAAAAAGAACAAGAATATTTAACTGAACTTGGCAAAAGTAATGAAGTAAAAAAAGCTATTATCAAACAAAGATTTGTTGATGAAGCAACTATTACCGTAGCGGAAACAAAGTTAATCAATGAAGAAACATTAGCTGCTGAGATTGCATATCAAAAAGATTTAGATAATATTCAAGCAAATAAAATTGAGGATACTATTCTTCGAGAACAATCTTTATTAGCAATTAAATTAAAATATCTTAATCAAGAAAAAAACTCAGCTATTTCAATTGAAAAAGCTAAAGTTGCTTTACTAAAAGAACAAAGAGATATTGATTTAAAGAATACTAGTTTAACTGCTGAACAAAAAGCTAAGATAAATGCTAAATATGAGTTAGATGTTATTAATCTTCATAAACAAACAGTTGATGAAATTACTAAGATTGATGATGGTTCAATTATTACATTACAACAACAAATAGAAACAAAGTTAACCACTATTCAAGCTTATACAAATGCAATTTCATCAGTTCTTTCACAAGGATTAAATAATGTGCAAATGATTTTTGATGAGATGGAAGCACGAGATGTTGATAATACTGAGAAGAAATATAATGCAAGTACTGAAGGTTTAAATAAAATGCTTGGTGACCAATTAATATCTCGTGAACAATATGAGGAGCAACTATCTATGTTAGAAGCTCAAAAGAATCAAGATGAATTAGCACAAAAAAGAAAATCATTTCAACAAGCAAAAGCTATGAGTATCGCTAACGCAACTATTCAAGGTGCACAAGCTGTATTGGCTGCTTTTGCTTCTGGTGCTGCTATACCTATTGTTGGATTAGCAGCTGGTCCAATATTTGCTGGAATAGCTGGTGCATTTGCTGCTGCTCAAATTGGTATTATTGCTTCACAAAAATTTAGAGCTTCAAGAGGTGGTGTGGTTCCTGGTCAAGCATCGCAAACAGATAGTGTAGATGCATTGTTAGCACCTGGTGAAATGGTTATCAACTCTAATTCATCTTCAATGTTTGCACCATTATTATCAGCAATCAATCAAGCTGGTGGTGGTATCCAATTGGCACCAGATGCTGGGTTTATGCAACAACAACAAACTAATACAATGGTATATGCTGAAAATCAAAACCAAAATTTAAGAGCATATGTAGTTGAAAGTGATATTACCTCATCACAATCAAGGTTATCAAGATTAAGAGATAATTCAAGATTTTAAACAAATAAAATAATAATATATTTAACTAAAAAATAATGGATAAAATAAAAACATTTAATATTATAGTTGATTACGATACAGATGGTGAAATGATTCGCAATAGCTTTGTGTACCAACCAGCTGTTGAAATAGAAAAGTTTGCTTTTTCAAAAGAAATGATGGTATTCAATCAAGGTATTAGTAATCAATGCTTTATGTCAGTATCAATTTTAGCTGACACACCAATTCCTAGAAAATCTAGTAATGGCGAAAAATTCAATGTAGTTTTTACCAAAGAAATGGTAAGAGTTATTATGAATAAGTTGGCCATGAATGGTAAACTAAATGAAGTAAGTTGGCAACATTCAGTCCAAATGATTGAAGGTGTTTATTTGGTTGAACAATTTATATCAGAAAAAGATAGAGTTTATTCACCAAAATTTAATGTACCAGAAGGTTCACTTATTCAAACCTATTGGGTAAAGGATAAAAAGATGTATGATAAATTATCTGCTGATAAAAGCTTTCAAGGATTTTCAATTGAGATAGAAGCAAGTATTCAAGAAGTTTTTACTACATCATTTAGTTCGATGTATGAGCTTAATAAAGATGCTAGTGATATAGATGTTATCTTGAATGATGAAACGTTGTTAGATGATGTTAAATTCGAAAAAATAAAACAAATACTTACTAAGTATTAAACAAAATAACATAAATAATATTTAAATAAAAAAAAATAGATGGATACTAAAAATTTATTAACAAAATTAAAAGCTGTGTTTTCAGCAGAGCAAGAAATTGAAACAAAATTCATTGATATTAAAACAATGGATTCAAGGATATTAAGAGTATCAGATATGGCTGTTGAAGCTTCAATTGTTGAAATAACAGAAGAAGGTGAAGTTGCTCTATTAGATGGTGAATATAAATTGGAAGATGGTATTGTTCTTTCTGTTAAAGATGGAATGATTTCTGAAATTATACCAGCTACTGAAGAAGAAGAAAAAGAAGAACAAGAAGAAATTGTTACTGAAATGGCTGAAGAAGTTATTGACGAAGAAGTTATTGACGAAGAAGTTATTGACGAAGAAGTTCTTACTGATGAGATAATTGAAGAAGAAATTGTAAAAGAATTAGTTTCAAATATCAAAGCACTTATTGAGGAGGTTGCAACTTTAAAATCTGAATTTACTTCAATTAAAGAAGAAAATAAAGAATTAAAAACTAAAGTAGAAAAATTTAGTAAAGAACCAAGTGCTGAATCTACAATTACTAAAGTTAATTTCAAATCAGAAAAACCTAAATCATTGTTACAACAAATGATTGAAAATAAATAAAAATAATAAAAATAATATTTTAAAAAAAAAATTAAAATGAAAGAAAACAAAATTTACGAAAAATTTGCATTAACTACAAGTGGTTACGCTGATTTTGAAGGGAGAAGTACAGAAGTAATTTCTAACTTAATTGCATCAGCACCTACATTAGCTATGTTGATTCCACAAACTGGTATTAAAGCTGGTTCATCTACAGATTTAAATATCTTGACAACTAACGTTACTTGGTCAGCTGGTGATTGTGTAGCTACTGAAACTGGTGATAACACAGTACTTGCTCCAAGAAATATTTCTGTTGTAAGATTAACTGATAGAGAATTACTTTGTTTGGATAAATTAGATGCTAAAGTACCTCAATTGGTAGCTGCTGGAGCACGTAACGAAGAAATGAGTTTCTCTGAAGCATTTATCAACCTTAAAGTAGCTGCTAATGCAAAAGAATTAGAAAAATTAGCATGGAGAGGAAATGTTGCAGCTGGTTCTGCTAACCTTGCTTTGACTGATGGTTTCTTAAAAATTGCTGATGGTGAAACTGGAGCTTTAGCTTATTACGCTACTGGTTCAACTGCTGTATTAGCTGATATCGTTGCTAAAACTAGAGAGTTAATTAACAACAGAACTGATTTAATGAGAGAAGATGGTTCAGTTTTATTTATGTCAAGTGCATATGTATCATTGTTATCACAAGCATTGGTTGATGCTAACCTTTTCAATTATGGTCAAGTATCTGAAAATGAAAATGGATTAATGGAATTTAACTTCCCTGGTACTAACGTTAAAATCAAAGGTACTTATGGTTTATCTTCTAACAACTCTATGTTCTTAACTATCGAAGGTAACTTACGTTACGGAACAGATTTAGAGAATGATAAAGAAAATGTTGAGTTGTTCTTCGATAAATATCACAAACAATTAGTATCTGATTTAGTATTCGCAGCTGGTTTCCAGTACGAATTACCATCTCAAGTTGTTTATGTTAAAACTATCTAATTAAAAAAAATAAAATAATTAAATAAAGGGTGGTGATAACACCATCCTTTTTTTATACAAAAAAATTAAAAATATAAAAAAATGAGCTGTATTATAGACAACGGATACGCATTAGGATGTTCATCAATTGGTGGGGTTGAGAAACTTTACTTTGGAACATACGATGCTGACGCAACATTCGCATTATCTGCGGATAACACAATTACTGGAGCAACAAGCTTCACAAACGTAGCATACCTTTTCGAACAAGATTTAGAATATGCTGGATTAACTCAAACTGGAGTATATAACAGAGAAAACGGAACTGTACATAATGAATCAAACGTTTCTGCAAAATTCATTAATTTGGATGCAGCATTAAGAAATACTTTGAATGCATTATCTAAAGCACCTTTATTTGCAATCGTTAAATCGAACGCTGGTAACTGGTACTTTTTAGGATTAGAATCTGCTGGTAGAGCAACTGAAGGTGCTGCAACTGTAGGTGTATCAATGGGTGATATGAATGGTGGAACAATTACTATTCAATTTAAATCTATCGATGGTGCTTACTTAATTGATTCAACATTAATTGGAACTGATATACCAACATCTTAATTAAATAAATTTTCATTCCTTAAAAAGGGTATATTTACGTTCTGTATTTATACCCTTTTTTTATTATACATAAACAAATTAAAATTTTTTATATTTAAATAAAAACAGAATTATGCTAAAAATAAAAACACAATATATAGGAAGTACAGTTAAAAAGGGTGTTAGCTCATATTACTTATCTGACAGCTTATCTCAGAAAGAAATACAGTTTATTGGTAAAATGGTATCACCTTACTTTATTGAAGAGGTTACAGAGGATATAATTGAAGATATTATTCTTGATGAATTAATTGAAAAAGTTGAAGAGAAAAAAACATCAAAAAAAATAAAAAATGATAAGAATAAATAAAGGTGAAACCAATTCTGTTTTTGTAACTGTAACTGAATTAACAACGATTGATATTCCGTATTATCTTGTTAAGTTACAATCAAACGATACAGATGAAATTAAGATACTTAGATTAGGTACAAATTCTTCTACATCAAAATGGAGATTTGATTCTTTTTTAATTGAAGAAACGGATAATGAAGATTTGGATGCTGGTAAAATTACTTTAATTGATGGTGGTAGTTATGATTATACTATTTATCAAACACCTTCTTTTAGCGGTAATTCACCTTCTCTATTAACTAATAATAATATAGTTGAAGTTGGTAGTTTACAAGTTGGTTTAAAAACACCATTACCAGCTAAAGCAATTTACACAAATACAAACACAATAAGAACTTATGGCGAATAAAGAAAATACACGTAATTTTAAAATATTTAATTTTAATGAAAGTTACGTTGCACCAGTATATAAAAATGATAAAAAAAATAACTTCATTACATGGGGTGCTAAGAATGATTATCCTTCTTATTTACTTAACCTTTACAATAATTATGGTTCATCTTTACATAAAGCTATTATCAATAAAAAAACCAAATTAATTTCTGGATTGGGTTTTAATGATGTGGTTAATGTTGAACTAGCTGAATTTTTGAAAGTAAATAAAATGAATCACGAAGTTAGAAAAGCAGCTTTAGACTATGAAATATTCAATTCATTTGCTTTTGAAATTATATACACAAATGGTGGTGAACTATCTTCTGTTAAACATATACCAGTACATAAACTACGAGTTGGTATTGAAACAGACGAATTAAATTTCCCATATTTTTTATATTCCAATGACTGGGCTAATTACAGAAAAGAAGGAAATGAACTTCAAGCAGTTAGAGAATATAACCCTTACATAAAACAAGGTAAACAAATTTATCTTTACACAGAATATAACCCAGATTCAGAATCTTATTCTGTACCTTATTACTCTACATCACTTAATTATATTGAATTGGGTTATGAGATATCGAAATTCCATTTAAATCAAGCAAAACAAGGATATGCACCATCTTTTCTACTAAACTTTAGAAACTCATCAATACCAACTGAAGATGAAATGGAAGAATTTGCAAAAGCTTTTGAAAATGAATATTCTTCAACATCAAACGCTGGTAAAGTAATAATTACATATTCTGAAAATGAAGGTGGAGTTGAATTAAATGCAATTCAATTGAATGATAGTGATGAAAGATTTATTGCGTTGCATGAGCAACTTCAAGAAAATATCGTTATGGCATCTGAGATACCACCACAGCTTGTTATATTGACTGCTGGTAAGTTAGGTTCAACAGATGAGAGAAAAGAGCTTATGGCTGAATTTCAACAATCTTATATTACACCTAGACAAGAAGTAATGGAAGAAGTAATCAATGAAATATTTTCAGTTCAATTTGATGAAGAAGTTACATTGAAAGAATTTACTCAAATCGATACCAAACCAGTAGATAACACAAATAATAATACTAAAATATAATGGCAAATTTAATTGAGTTTGTGAGCACAGCTTACATCAAACAAAATACAGCAATTGAAAATAACGTTGATGATAGCAAGATTAAACCTTTCATAATAAAGGTCCAAGATACTCACCTTCAACAAATACTTGGTAGTTTCTTTTATGAGCATTTAATGGATGCAGCATTTAACGATACACTGACTGCAAATGAAACAATCTTACTTAATAACTATATTCAACGTACAGTGAGTGAATGGTGCTTCTATGAGGTATATCCCTTCCTTAACTATAAAAGTACAAATAAAGCTATCTCAAAGCAAAATAGCGATAACTCAAACGCAAGTGAGTTGAATGAGATTAAGTTTATGAGAAGTGCTATCAGAGATATGGCAGAGTTTTATAATGCTAGACTGGATAAATACTTATTAGATAATTCAAGTTTATTTCCCGAATACCAAAACCCAAATGTTCCAGAGAATTTACCTAAAATGGGTAGTAACTATTTCAATGGTGTTTATGTTAAAGGAATAAGAAATTGTGATAAATCAGCTCAATATAAAAACCAATAACTATGAAAAACCTACTCCTAACCTTATACTCAAAATTAACTTGGAAATCTTTCATAATTCCTTTGTTAGCGTTTGTTGCTCCTATTAAGTTTATTCTAATTTTAGTTGGTGTATTCATAGTTTTTGATACTTATATGGGTATTAAAAAAGCTAAAAAATTAAATAAGAAAATAAGTTCACGAGCTTTAAGTGCAGTTATTTCAAAAATGTTACTGTATCAAA